GTCCAATGACACAATCAGCAAGACCTGCAATGGCCGTGCTTCCTCTAAGAGAATTTAATGAAGTCTGCATCCCATCTTCATAACCTTTATTACCTTCGGGTCTTCTTAAGTGAGATACTAAAATTAAACCAATACCTGTCTCTTCAACTAAGCATCTAAGCTTAGTCATTGTGACATCTATTAGTTTACGTTCATCGTAAGTTTCTAATCCAGAAACGACAATACTAAGATGGTCAAGTATAACCCAACGTACACCAAGACCTTTAGCAAGATAACGAATTTTGGATAATAGATTTTCAGACTCGGTTGAGCCGAAACTGTCATATAGATACAACAAGCCACTACCCACTGTTGAACTAAAACTATTTTTAAATGTATCATCGTCTATAACCTTCCTATCCAGGTGTAATGGTTTTTTAACTTCAATGGCCATAAGACCAAGTGCTGTACGTTTAATACTTTCTTCAAGTGCGATGTAACCTACACTCTGCCCTAGTTTAATAAGGTGGTGACCAATGTGTCGACATAACTGTGATTTACCTTGTCCAGTACCACTTGTTATAACAATCAATTCACCAGTTCTCATTCCTCTTGTTTTTGTGTTTAAACATTCAAAAGGATATGGAATTGTCTCATTAGTATCTTCTTTAATTAATGTATCAAAAATATCTTCACCAGAAACTATACCGTCTGGTCTGTAGGCTTTAGCACCCCACATACAATCAATTAATTCTTTTGTCTTACCTTGTACTAACATTTCGTTAGCGTCTTTAAGTGGAAGAGTTGCAATTTTGCATTTTCCAGGTGTAAATATTTTAGAACATTCTTGAGCTGCTGCTTTACCCGCAGCATCAGAATCCATCATTAAAACAATAGACTCAAATTTTTCTAACCATTCGAGTTGCTGTTGCAAATCTTTTTTAGCACCTTGACTACCAGTCTTGATGGAAACACAAGCCCATTTGTTATTTTGAATTGCGGAAAGTGACATGCAGTCAATTTCTCCTTCTAAAACACAAACTGTTTTCCCACCGTTACGCCATAAGTTTTGTCCAAACAATACGGCTTTCTTACTATCCCCAATCCATTGAAAGGACTTGTCGGGATAACGTAATTTCTGTGCAACTAATTTATTATCTTTGTCGTAGTAGTTTGCAATCTGAACTGACTTACCGTTATGTTTACCAGTTTGGTAATTAAACTTATTTACTGTGTCTGTATTTATTTTTCTTTTAATTAAAGGTTTACAGTCACCTTCTATTAAATTTGTATTTGTGTTTTCCATAACCGCTTCCTGTTTTTCATATGTTGAATAATAATGACCGCAACCAAAGCAATGGCCGTGTCCGTCTGTATAAACGGCTACGTTATTTTTGCTGTGGCATTGAATACAAGGAGCGTGATATGAAAATTCGCTATTTTCCATATTGATATTCCTTTAAAAATTTTAGGCTAAAAAACAAAAAGGCCCCTAGAAATTAATCTAAGGGCCACAGAAAAGGTAAGCTATGAAACTTACCTATTTTTTGTATACACTACTTTAACTCGGCTAGCCAACTTTTTGGTATGAATTTATCAGAATACATAAACTTATGTTTCTGACACCACATAGCATATGTCGTACGAGACAGTTTGGATATGCGAGTTAGTGAATTAGAAAAGACAAATCTTAAATCCAACTCTGGATAAAGGTTCTTAACTAAAATATGTTTTTGCTTATCAGCCGTTAAAAATCTACCCTTACCTTCAATGTACATAAGGCTACCGTCTTTTTTTGTTAAAACAAAATCAGGGGTATACCTGTGTGACTTTTCTGGTTTGATATATTTTATTACTTTGGTTTCATACTCAAAAGGTATTTTTGAATATGTCAGTTGCCTTGCTATTTGCTCTTCAAGGCCAGACCGATATTTAGAAGTCGTCTTCTTGGGCCACCACTGGTTGGGTCTCATTATCAAACTCCTGAGTTTCTGAAGCTGTGTAGCCTTCTTCTTTCTTAAACCCATGCCCACTGGAATCACTTCCACCTTCTACTAGTTTAATTACTTGAACGCCTTTAAGCCTCATTGATACACCCGCACCTACCATTGAAGTGTAATACGGAATTAATTCTGAACTAACTTTTAATTCTGAACCACCCCAAACATTTACATCTTTCAATGGAATGCCTTTAGCGTCAAAAATTGCAGGTCTGTTTTCAAAAGTTTCACCAGTTTTCATAGTGACTACTGATTTACATTTAAACTTAAATATAACATTTCCAGTAGGGTTGCCTTCATCGTCTAACTCATCATTGTAAGGTGAGCTAGCTTGTTTTATTGTTTTACTTTTAGACTTCTCTTTTGCAAGAGTAAGACTTTCTTTAACCACGTCATCAATAACATGTATTATTGCTCCGCAGTCTTCTTTTTTTATGACTAGATTTACTTTATAGTCACCTGGTTCACCGAATTTAGTATCAGCAGTTGTTAACCAGGGAAATTGAGCAACTCCAACCGGAGTCACTATCTTTGTATAGCTGTTCGCCATTATTTTCCTCATTGTTATTTACATTATTGTCACTTGTTATTATTCCTTTAGATTGTAATTTTACAATTTCATCTATTGGAAGATACGCAAAGTCATCCATATTTATTCCTTTGGTTCTAATAGGGGTACTAATCACCTCTTTAGTGGGTTGGTTTACGCAAAAAAGAACTCAGACTGTAAAACCTCATGTATATTGAAGTCACCTTTTTCTGGAACAGTTGGTAATTTTTTACGTTGCTCTTCTGTAAGTGAGGGTTGTATAGATAATTTAAAATCCTCTAGTGGACATTTATCATCATACAACTCTACAAATGTTTCTCTGATTGTATCTGCAAGAACTTGTGAGTCCGCAGCTAATGTTCCAAAAGAGTCATGAACATTACAAAAATGAGAAATGCCTTTATCGTAAGCTTTACATACGACTAACATCATATGAGCAGAATCCTGGCTGTGAATAAAATTCGGGGGCAGCCCGTTAGAGGCTTTAACCACAGAGTACTTTTCTGTCTCAACATTTATTCTTGGTTTTATTATTTCACCAAACATTCTAGTTTTAACTCTCATAGATTTAAACTCTGGATAATCTTGAACGACTGGAAAGCCAACTGGATTAACCCAACGTATGCTGTGTCCCGCTTTAGCTAAAACTTTTGCACAGTTTTGTAAAAACGCCATACCTAATCTAGCAGATGATAAAACTTCACCCATGCTGTTCCAAATAACACCTGATAAAAAAGTGCAAGCCTGGAATGATGAGCTACCAAATGGATGTTCGTCCCCCTGGTCTTTTCTTTTAACTAAATCCTCATCAACAAAATCACTACAAGAATATCTAGTAGAACCATAAGGACTAGTCATGATTGCTCTTTTTACAGTTGTACGTTTTACTCCAAACTGTAACCAAAGTTTTGCATAAGGGTCTTCGGTCATTGTTTTTAAATTAGCAATGACAGCATCTTTAACCACTGTGTAAACATCTTGTGGTTTTTCAGATTTACCTAAGTTAACCGCTCTGGCTGTTTTGGTATTTTTTAAAATCCCACTGTAGTGCTGTATTCCGTTACAACTTCCATCCTGGTTACAGATAAAAGTACTAAGGTAACCATAACCTACAGCTTTAAATGAAGCCCACTCATTGGCCCATGCAAGAAATTGAAAAGGTTTGTCGGCCATTTCCCACTCTCGATTTGTAAATGGGTCAGACTGGATTTTTTGAAACATTTCTAAATTATCATCAACCCACTTAACTTGCTCTTCTCTTGTAACTTTATCTACACCAAACAATGCAGCACCAGTGACAGCTAGCCAGTAAGCACCTTTATTTTCTTCGGTGATTTTTTTACCTGTACCTAAAAGATGCAATGCTTTTGCAAAGTCAACACCTTGTATGTTTAGATAATTTGTAACTTGATAACATCTAGACCTAAAATCTAAAGTATGTGCATGATAAAATACTTTTTCTTTAATCATGTGTGCCATCCATCTAACTTTTGCAAACAATAATCTTTTTGATTTTTGTCTAGCATTATCAGTATGTATTTTTACAGACTCTATTCTAAATATCTGTCTTGCTATTTTATTAGTTTCAATATCATGGGGCTTACTTGGTAAGTCCATAAGTTCAGCTAAAGGTAAACCACCAAGAGCAATATTTTTCTCCCAGGCTTTATCTAAAACATTCAAGATAAATAAATTTATTTTATAAGGTGTATCTTGTTGTGCATTTACAGCTTTATAAACTAAAGGCATTTTTACATTTTCTAAGTTAGCTAAGTTTTTTCTATTACGATATTTAACTAAGGTTAATGGTTTGATATGTCTTGAGTAATAACCACCACCTTTTGTACTACCTTCCTCCCAACGTCTTGGGGCAACGATAGTTGGAAAATATTCTGGAGCAAGAACTTCTAGAAAATCATTTCTACTATTAATCCATTCTAAAGTTTTTGCTGTTGGTATTAATTTCTTTTCTCTACGTTTTTTAATAAACACAGTTTGAATGTCGCAAAGTCCAGTATGAACACACATTAATTCTATAAGTTTGTAACCTACATGAACTTTTTCGCTTCTTGTCCACTGTGCCCACTCAATGTTATTCTTTTGTGCTGATTCTCTTAATTTACGTCTCTTGTATTGGTAGCCCGCTGAACGACCTTCTAAATCAGCTTTAACAACTCCATAGTGTTCAGGTTTACTTTCTTCAAATACCCTAAGAGATATTTCATCTTCTACTTTACTTGCTACATTTATAGCAGCACTTGTTAGTCTTCTAGAAATAGTAATACAGTTGATAATAGACTTTGAAGCTATCAAAGCCATTGTGTCTGGTTCTAATAAAGATAGTAGTTTTCTAGATATTGGTTGAACTCCTGGTATTTTGTGACCTTCCTCACAATAGGCCTTTATACCTTCTGAGAAGGGTCTGATTGAGTTTGATAAGAGAGTCTTACCATAATTAGTAAAAGACTCCTCACCTCTCTGCTTGTGTTCTAATAACCTTTTTCTAAACCTGTTTATTCCTCGGTCTCTCATATCCTTCTCCAGGTCTAGTTGTTCTTTGAGAATAGAGAACGGTAAAGTAATTCCTTTTGTATTATCCATAGTGTATTTCCTTTAGTTAGTTAGGTAGACATTTAGCCCCTTGGTTCTAATAGGGGTACCAATCATCTCTTTAGTGGGTTGGTGAACTTAAAAATTTTTATGTGTGTTGGATAGCGTTGTTGTGTTGATATACCTTAATAGTAATCGAAACAGTCCGATGGCGGGCTTTAGATACCTAGGGTTTAGAAAACCGATGCTCTATCCAGCTGAGCTAAGAGCGCAAAATATAATAATAGATATATTTATAGTACGAATTTAATTTTTAAAA